ACCGGAGCCCGGCGAGGTCGCGGAGCCCGTCGATCCCCATGATGTTCACGGCCGTCCCGGCGCCGACCGTGACGCCGGTCGGCAGGACGATCTGCCAGTTCTGAACGGTCACGTCCGGCCGCCTTTCAGCCTTGGAGGAGCATCTGGTAACCGAGGGCGGAGGCGATCTGGTTGGGGTCGGCGTTGGTGGTCACGGGCACGGTGATGTAGTTCTTCGTGGTGTGTGTGACCTGCGACGACTGCCCCGGCTGGCCACCGCCGTTCGCCTGAGCGGACGGAGTGTAGCCGGGTGCGCCGGAGTAGGAACCGAACCGGGTGGGGTCAACCGACGGTGGCGCGGTGAAACCGTTGAGTGCGACAGCGAACTGCGGCCCCATACTGTTCACGCCGTCAATGACGCCCTGCCCGATCATCACGCCGACTTCATCGTGGAACCGGAGCGAGGGCGACTTGATGCCCAGGAACGACTTCACGCCGTTGAGCATCTGGCCGCCGATATTCTGCACTGCCGACACGGCGTTTTGGACCATGCCGGACACGCCGTTGATGAGGCCTTGGATGATCTGCTGGCCGACGCCCACCAGCCACGATCCGGCGTTCCCCAGCGCGCCGATGATCTGGCCCGGCAGGGAGGTGAAGTAGCTGATGATGTTGCCGATGACGCTTTGGACGTTGGAACCGAAACTCTGGAAGAACGAGATCCCGCCATTGACGGCCGAGCCGATCATGCTCATGGCCGACTGGAAGCTGCCCACCACCGTACCCATGAACCAGCCGACCACGGCGCTGACCACGGACTGGATCAGCTGGAAGTAAGCCGAGAAAATGCTGTACAGCAACTGGACGCCCGCCGTAATGGAGTTCCACGTCTGGGTGAACCATTGGACCACCGTGCCCACGAACCACTGGACCACGGCACCGACGACGACCTGAATCAGTTTGAACGCGCCATTGATGAAGTCCTTGAACCAGCCCACCTTGTTGTAGGCCAGCACGAAGCCGCCCACGAGGGCCACCAGCGCGATGATAACCAGCCCGATAGGGTTGGCTGCCAGCGCCGCGTCCAGGAGCCACTGCGCGCCCGTCATGACCGCGTCAGCGGCGGCGACGGCAAGCTCCCCGACCTTGAGTGCAGCGGCGGCCACTGTCTGGCCGATCATCTTGGCCGTCGACAGTGCGAACCCGGCCGCCAGCTTCGCATTGGTAGCCACCCACGCGGCCGACGTCGCAGCCGCGGAGGCCACCGCCTTGGCGGAGTTGACCACCATCTCCTTACCGAACGATCCGGCCGCCGAAATGGCGCCGCCGAACTTCCCGGCCAGCCCGGCGATCTGGCCACCGAACGCGCCCATCTTTCCGTACGCGCCCTCCAGCCCGCCCATGGCATCACCCATGCCCTTGGCCATGTCGCCGAATCCGGCAACCACGGTCACCGCGCCCTTGACAAGGGAGCCCACCATCTTGCCGTAGCTGGCAATCGTGGACACCATGCCCGTGGCCATCTTGAGGAAGAACGCACCCATGGCCACGGACAGGACCCCGCCGACCACGACGGCCAGCGCGATGAGCACGGACTGGTGGGTGGACAGGTAGTTGAACATGTTCATGAAGTTGGTGGTGGCGTCCGTGAGCATGGGGATCAGCGCGGTCCCCAGCCGGATTCCCAGCGCCTCGAACGTGGCACCGATGCCGGCCAGCTTGTTGTTCAGGTCCTGGCTTGTTTCGCTGAACCCCTTCACCGAACCGTCAGCCTCAGCGGTAGTGCCGCCGATCTTCTTGATGTTGTCCGTGTAGGTCTTAGCGTTGCCGCCGGTCAGCGACAGTGCCGCGGCCATGCCGCGCGTACCGCCGACGATGTCAGACATGGCGGCGTTGTACTGCGCGGACCCGGCCGGGAACTTCTTGCCGATGGCGTCGGTAATGACCGCCAGAGTCCCGGACAGGCCCTTGGATTTGAGGTCGTTGGCCACCGTGATGCTGGACAGTCCAACATCCTTGAGCGCCGTTGCACCCTTAGGTGTCTCGTTGGCCAGCGCCATCATGGAGAACTTGAGATACGTCGCGGCCTGGTCGGCCTGGATGCCGTTGCCGGTCATCGTGGCCATGGCGCCCAGCGTGTCCTTGAGTGACACGCCCAGCCCGGAGGAGAACGGAAGGATAGAGGCCATGGACCCGGCAAGGTCCTGCATGTGCGTCTTACCGCTGGCCACCGTGGCCACCAGCTGGCTGGTCACATCGGCCGCCTGAGCGGTCGGGATGTGGTAGTCCTTCATCACCGTGGTCAGCGCGTCGGCCGTGGTCCCAAGGTCGGCGTTGCCGGTCTTGGCGCCCTCCGCGGCGGACTGCAGCACGCTGAGCCCCTGCGCCCCATGGAACCCGGCGGACTCGATCATATACATGCCGTCAGCCAGCTGGCTGGTGGAGGTCTGCACCTTGGGTGCCATGTTCAGGATGCCGTCGGCTACGCCCTTGACCTGATCCTTGGACTCGCCGGCGCCCGTGACCAGCAGCGTCATCTTCTCCTGGAAGTCCGCGGCCATGTGCACGGACTCGCCGACGACGGCGCCCATGGAACCGATGATGGCACCGAACGCGACCTGCCCGACGCGGCCCAGCTTGTCGAACGCCGACCCGGTCGCCGCCGAGTCGCCGGACGTTTTCTTGGCCAGCTGGTCGGACGCCTTCATGGCCTCGCCGAACTTGGCGTGGACGTCGGACGCCTGCACCCGAAGCTCCGCTACGAGTGGTGGAAGTTCAGGCACGGCTCCCCCTTAGATGTACTTGGACCACGCTTCGGCCAGCATGACCTTGGCGCGCAGCCGGACCACTTTGATGGCCGGGCCGAAAAACGGGTAGGCCCGGTTGTGTCCGGGACGGCCCATCTCAATGGCGCGCGAGTAGATCGCCGACGGGTACACGCGGAGGCTGTAGCTGCCCATCCCGATGGACCGGACCCCGGTCACCGTGATGGAGCGCCGCAGGTTCCCGGTGACGACATTCGGCTGAGCCCCGCCGACGTGCGGCATGCCCTTGCGGTGGGAACCCTGAAAGTTGCTCTTGGCTTCCCGCTCAGCGAGCGCGCCCAAGGCGACGACGGCGGCGCGGTTAGCGTTGTCGATCTTCGACTCGGTCATCTTGAGGGCGGACCGCCACTCGGAGAGACCATGCCATGTGATGGTGGTGCTTGGCATGGCCCCTCCTACTGCTTGTTGCGGGCGTTCTCGGCATCCACATGGGTTTTGTGGATGCGCAGCAGCCACTCGATCTCTTCGAGCGGGGTGTCGAGGAACTGGTCGTGGGTGACGGCGAACAGCTTCCGGTACTGGTATTCCAGATTCCACCGGGTGGTTTCAGCCGGTAGAGGCGACGTGGACGGCCTGCCGCTTTCCAGGGCGTTCCCTAGTCGGCGGAGGCCCCAGTAGGGGATTCGGGGTCGTGCGCCGTGGCATCCCCCAGTTCGAACCGGCCGTCCTCCGGGGCGGCCTGCAGCTTCGCGGCCTCATGGGTGAGCGCGTCGTAAACGGCACCCGGGAGGTCCAGCAGTTCGTCGGCGGATGCCGGGAGCGGCTGGTCGAGGGACCACGACTTGAACCACATGAAAGTGACCAGGTCGGCGAAGGTCGCCAGCAGCTTGGCCTGCCGCGCGTCGATCTCCACATCCGGCCCGGTCAGCCCGAGAGCGTCCCCGTCGGTGGCCTCACCGGAACCGGTGATGTTGCGGGCCGCCGCGAGCCGCTGCAGCAGGTTGCCCAACTGCAGGGCAAGCTCCTGCACCGGACGCATGCGCCGTGGTGTCAGTTCCCCGGGGTCGTACATTTCTGCCGTGCCGCCGGGGATCTCAATGGTGTGTGACATGTGGGGATAGTCCTTTTGACTAGAAGGAGGTGATGGTCGAGTTGAGGAAGATGGCTTGGATCGGGGACTCGATTCCGTCCACCGCGTCCGTCGCGTTGCCCATGGCGTTGTAGTTCGACTGAATCGTCATCCACGAGTTGTTCGACGGTTGCGGGTCCGCGGTCTGGTATGCCACCTTCGACATCTGCAGGGTGAACGGGTGTGTGGTGTCCCCGGCCGCGAGCGTTGCCACGGTGATGGCCGGCTGGTTGTTGGCCATCAGGTTGGTCAGGTTCGTATCCGCGGTGCCCTGGTAGATGGCCGTCAGCGAACCGGACACGGTCAGGGCTCCGGCGTAAATCCCCATCGGCTTGTTCGTGCCGTTGAGGACCGGGATCGGCTTGGTGTCCCGCTTCATCTCGACGACGATGTCGGACAGGTCCGACAGGTTCACGCCGCCGACGGTGATGGTCACGCCGGTGGGCGGTTCCGGTGCCAGCGCCGTGGGAGTGTTGGTCGGCGCGGTGATGAACAGGGCGGGCATGCCATCCCAAGTGACATCGATGGTCGCCCAGTCGTTGGCCTTGTACTCATACTTGAGGTCGCCCATCCGCGCCCCGGCGATCTGCGCGACCTTGCCGTTCATCTCGTAGAGGAACAGGGTGTAGGACGGCGGCTGCGCGTTGTCCGTGCCGCTGCCGTTGTACAGCGCGGTCTTATGCGTGTACGGGTCGGAGGACCCGCTGACGGTGTCCGTGTGGCCGAGCATGGCGATCAGGTGGGCGTAGAGGGAGTCCGGGTACAGGTACGTCTTGTACTGCACTTCCTCGTAGGCCATGCCCGGCACGGTCTGGTGCTGCATGGCCATGGTGCCGCGCAGCGCGGTGTCGACCAGCTGGGTGACTTTGGGGCTGCGCTTGGGTGAGTCCACCGGAATCCAGATGGATGGTGACGCCATGGGCGTGCCGGGCGTGGTTTCCTTGGCGATCCCGAACCACTGCAGGTTGCCCGGGTAGAAGGTTGCGGTCATTTCTGGGCTCCCTTAGAGCTAGTGGTGGGCTTGGTTTTGGCGGTTACCGGTGCCGGTTCCGCCTCCTCCACCGCGGACAGTTCCGCGTTGAGGTATTCGTTGGTGGTGCGCACCGAGTCGCCCGGTTCGGCGATGACGGTCTGGCCGTGGGTGAGTTCGGAAGGGTCGCCGGATGCCGGGCTGTGCCAGGCGTTCACGCCTTGGATCAGGCCGAACAGCAGCCGCGGGTAAGCGCCGGTGAAAACGTAGTCGGCCATGGCCGGGTCTCCTATCGTGGTGGTCATCCGAACATGGACATGTAGGCGGACGATGAGATGGGGCTTGCGCCGGCGAGTGCCGCGCCGCGTCGGATTTTCTTGCGCGTGGTGGTGTGCCGCTTGAGGGTCCGGCGGGTGACGGTCCGCTTCCGCTTGGCCATGCGGTGCCTCACGGCGCGCCGGTGGGTTGCCTTGCGGACCGGCCGGCGCCGGACGTTGCGCCTGCGGACTGCCCGCTTGCGTAGCGACTTGCGGCGTGTGACCTTGCGGAGCGCGGCGTGCCGTTTGGCTTGGCGGCGGTGGGCGGTGCGGGTGACCGAACGCTTGCGTAGCGACCTGCGGCGCGTCGTGGCTTTCCGCTTCGCCGTGGCCGAACGGTTGGACACACCGTTGTACCTGCGGAACCCGCGCTTGCGGGTCTTGGCGCGCAGGATTTTCGGCTTGCGGACCGCACGTTTCTTCCGGGCGAACCGGGACTTCATCAGCCCTTCCCGCCCACGATCTCGATGGTCTTGAACATGACATAGTTGATCGACCAGATTTTGCCGCCGTTATCCCGGATGGGCAGGTCGCGCTGGATGACGATGTCCATGTCCTTGATCCCGGCCTGCCAGACCGGGCCGTTCCCGCCGCAGCCTAGGGTCGGGTCGGCGCGGAGCATGAGGACGATGGTGTCCAGCAGCGCGTCGAGGCCGTCCACCCACGAGTCCGTGGGGGACCCGTCCGCCGGTATCCGGTACTGGTACTGGATGACCAGCGCGACGTCGTACTCGACCGCCTTCTGGCCCAGGGCACCCCCGATAGTTACCCAGGACTCAGACTGATGGTCGATATGGACGAACGCCGCCACGCCCGGGAGGCCGTTGTTCACCCACGCCTGGCCGGGCGTGAAATACGGTTCGTCTTTGGCGACGGAAGCGAGCCCCGGCGCGCCGGTGAAGTACGCGGCGATGGCGGAGCGGATCTGGGCGGACGGCATCAGATGACCCGCTTGAACTCTTGGAGCAGGTCGACGGCGGCCTCCCAGTCGTCGGACGCGCCGGACTCCATTTTCTCGGTCTCCGTCGGCTGGCTGCGCATGGATGCCATGGCGATAGCCTCGGCGCCGCGGGTCTTGATGAGCACGCAGGTAAGGGAGATGACGGCCTGCTTGATCTGCTGCGGCATGGCCGTCAGCGTGTCCCCGGCGAGGTACGCGCCCACAACCGGTGAGGCCAGCGGAACGGTGCCGGGTGCGGTGGCCGTGGTCGGCACGAACGTCTGCGCGACGGTGACGACCTCCCCGTCGGTGCCGCCGTACAGGTAAACGGACTGGCCCGGGTTGAGGCCCAGCGTCGACGTCACCGCCACGCTCGTGGCACCGGGCGCAACCGCCGCGGTGATCTGCGCGTCGAACCACCCATTGATGTACTGGACCGTGGCATAAATGTCATCGGGCAGGGAGCGGTAGTAGTTCGGGTAGATGAGCGAGTTACCGGCGCCGACCACCGGGATGGTGACGATGTTCTTGGAGTCCGGCCACACGTCCACCAGCAGGACGCTGTCCAGCGGCGTCATGGTCGACGGGGTGTAACCCGCCGTGATGGTGGCGATCCCCAGCACGGGGTGGAACTGCAGCGGCACCCTGATGGTCCCGTCGTTGCGTACCCGCCAGCTGCCTGAGCGGGTGTCCACCGTCGCGGCGAGTTTCTGGTTGCACAGGGAGTCGGCCCACCCGGACGCGCGCCGGATCAGGTTGGCCAGGGTCTGGGACTGAGTCAGCGGACCGGAGGCGGGAAGCAGTTGGGAGACGTCCACGCCGGTGGGTGCGTTGAGGAACTCGGATGCTGTGATGTACGGACCCTGCGTGGCGTACGTGGAAACGTACGGGGGAGTAATCATCGGGCCGGTCCTTTCATCAGTTCCAGCGGAGCGGGAAGGACTTGAAGAATTTGAGCGTGTACCAGCCGCGCTTGATGAACTCCTGCTCATATGAGCCGGGGAACACGTCGCCGATCATCCGGCCGTCGTGGAACACGTTCACGCCGGCGGCGGCGAGGGACGCGTCACACAGTTGGGCGCACTGGAACTGCCCGTCATCCTGGAACCGTTGCCTGATCCATGCCGGGAACCGGAACCGGAAGGTGCGCTCTACGGCGATCAGGGCGTCGTCGAGGTAGGCGTAGGGCTTGCCGACCTGCGCGGTCGCGTACGCGGCCACGGTGTCCTGCTGCGGGCCGGTCAGGGCGAACTCCGACCACACCGCCGTCGGGAAGTCCGTCAGCTGGCGGACGGCCACGCCGTCGCTGTCAGCGGAGATGCACTGCCCGCCGCCGACGTCGACGACCATGTGGTAGCAGTGGGACGCGGTGACGATGCAGATGGCCCACGAAATGAAACTGTGCGACCCGGGGATGACAGCGACCTGGCCCTTACTCACGGCTCCCCCTTGTCCAGCAGTTCACGCAGCGCGAGCACGGTTGCGTGGGTTTCCTGCACGATGACGGTCAGCGCCTCGATCTCGGCTTTCGCCTGCACGTTCGTGTCGTAGTCGTGCTGCGCCATGGCGGAGGCGATAGCGTCCTGCCGTTTCGCGGCGATCAGGAGGATGGCGCCCTGCAGCCCGGCCAGCATGGACAGGAACAGGTTGAGGAGGATGAACGGGTACGGGTCGAAGCCGTGCGAGTTGTTCCCGAGTGCCCAGACACCCATGAAGCAGAGGAACCCGATCACGAACACCCATGAGCCCATGGCGTTGCGGAGCAGGTCCGCGGCACGTTCGCCGCGGGTCAGGCCTTCCTTGTGCCTGTCATGCCAGGTGCTCACCGTTCGTCCTTAGCGGCGGATCTCAGGACATTGAGTCCGTCAGTGCCATAGCACCCGGTGGCCGCGATCACGTACATGCCTTCGGCCAGGTCTTTGACGGGCACCTCATGCCAGCTGGTCACTTGCCTGCCGCCTTCGCAGCCATGTCTTTGAGCGCTTTGGTGTGGGACAGGTCGAGGATGTGCCGGGCCTCAGCGCACGCGACCGCGTTATTCGTCACGGTCAGTTCGTTGTCCTGCAGCCGCTCGCCTGAGTCGGACCAGTTCGTGGAACCGGTGACCAGCCAGATGCCGTTGACGATCATCATTTTGCGGTGAATGATCTGGCCCTTCTCGGACCGGCCGATGGCCACCGAGTTGCCGGTGTACTCGTTGCGGTACTTGGTCAGCAGCGCCCGCTCATGGACGCCGCCCGCCTGAGACGAGTCGAGGGTCAGCTGGTTGTAGATGTCCGGGTTGAGGAGGAACCCGTCGATCTTGGCCGCCGCGTCGTCATCGTCGAACCCGAACATCGAGAGGATGAACGTGGTGCGGACTTCGCCGAGCAGGGCCATGATGACGGCGTGCACGTCATCCCACGGCGAGTAGAAGCGGCGCGTGTCCGACTGATAGTTCGGGTCGACCGGGCGGGTGGCCTTGTACTTGTCGAGGTCGGTGATGGTCAGGGCCACGGCGTTACTCCTTAGTGGCGGCCTTCCGGGCGGCCGGTTTACGCTTCGGGGTTTCGGCGGGCTCAGCGGGAGCTTCGGCGGGTTCCCATCCGTGCACCCGGATCAGCCACTCGCCGATGCCGGCCGGCACGTCGAACACGCCGGACTCATCCGGTTCGTACCGGTTGCCGTCGCCGCCGGAAACGGCGGTCACGTCAGGCTTGGTGATGAACATGGTTTTCCTCCATTGGGATGGGTGGGGGTATTTCGCACGGCGGGCAGGAGTCGAACCTGCAACCTACGGTTTTGGAGACCGTTGCTCTACCAGTTGAGCTACCGCCACTAGGTGGGGGCGGCGCGCGTATCCCCTGCGCGCGCCGTCCCCGGTCTAGCTCACGGCTGGGGTTATCCGGCCGCGATGTTGTTGATGACCGCGCAGGTAACAGGCGCCTTGTTGGTCAGGGTTTCGAGGGAGGACACGTCCCATTCCTCGCGGGGGCCGCCGTTGGCGCCGGGGGTCAGGGACACCCCGTAGTCGAACTCGGCGACGTCGCGCAGGGTGCGGACGCTGAACGTGTTGGCGATGCCCGAGTTCGGGTACGGGACCCGTTCGGTCAGTGC